AACACAGAATTCAAATTTAACGTGACGGTTAATGACCATTCAGATTTTGTCGATAGCGTGTCGCGTGGCGGCAGTATTTGCACCGGCTCACATAATTTTGTGATGCGCTCAATCGATGCCACCCAAAAAGAGGCGCTTAAAACGGTCCTTACTGAATCACCTGGTGCAGAGGTGCAAATCGCGGGTGCATTAAAAGGTGAGTTCTCGCCAATACTGGACATTGCAGTAAAAAAATAACGGCGCTGGTTGAGTCGATTGAGAACAACCAGTTTGAACAGATGCTATCGATTCGTCGGCACCAGCTGCCGCACGAAGATGACAGTGAGCAGTCAATAGCCCGTGCGCTTTGGCTGCATAAAAACCATTTAGAGAGCCTAGAAATAGTCACCGCCAATGGCGTGAACAGGGCCTTCTCTGGTAAATCCAGCTAACGGGGAGAGTGATCACCAATGAGTCTGCCAAAACCATTAATGTTTACCGTTGGCTTAATTGACCAGATCACTAAGCCGATTGCTAAGATTAGTCAGCAGTTCAATGGGCTGGCGTCTAACTACCAAGCTGGAACCATACAGATGGCCACTGGCGTGGCAGGTATGGCGGCGGCGGGCATGGCGCTGCAAAGTGCTCTAATGCCAGCCATCGAAATGGACCGGGTGCTGGGTGAAGTCAAATCACTGGATGTGCGAGACTCAGCTCTTAAGCAGTTGGCCAACACCTCTTATGAATACGCGCTCAAATATGGCAAGTCTGCCACTGAGTTTGTTAGTTCGAGTTATGATATTCAGTCGGCCATTTCAGGGCTGAGTGACTCGGATCTGTCTCAGTTCACACTCGCCTCAAACGTACTCGCCAGCGCCACTAAGGCCGATGCGGCTACTATCACCAATTACATGGGCACCATGTATGGCATCTTTAAAAGTGATGCCAATGCCATGGGGAAAAGTGATTGGGTTGAGCAGCTAACAGGTATGACAGCAACCGCTGTACAAGCATTTAAAACTGATGGTAAAAAAATGTCAGATGCCTTTGGAGCATTGGGCGCATCTGCTGGACTTGCTCCGCTTCAAGAGCAAATGGCCGTTCTCGGTACCCTTCAATCCACCATGGCGGGGGGAGAGTCTGCAACTAAATATAAATCATTTTTAGCAGGAGCAGGTAAAGCACAAAAAGCCTTGGGCATGAACTTTGTCGATAGCCAAGGGAAGATGCTTCCGATGGTTGATATTCTGCAAAAACTGCAAGGGCAGTTCGGTGAACTGTCGGTTCAAGCTGATATCGATAAGGTGACGAGTGCATTTGGTTCTGGTGAGGCCACGGCGTTAATCCAATTATTGCTAAAAGATGTTGACGGGCTCAGTAGTTCAATCAATAAACTCGGCGAGGTCAAAGGCATGGGACAGGCTGAAAAGATGGCCGCTGCCATGACCGACCAGAGCGAGCGTCTGTCTCAATCTTGGTTTGTTATTCGTGCCGCGTTTGGTAGCGCCGTTCTCCCTGCGTTCAATGAGTTTGTCGGCTGGGTAGCCGATATGGGTAAAGAAGTGCTGTGGTTCACCCAAACTTTCCCCAATTTAACCCGTGTTTTAGGTTATGCCGCCATTGCCATTCTAGGCCTTGTTGCTGCAGGTGGTGCGTTGACTGTGATGGTTGGAGTATCAAAAATGGCGATGACTTCATGGTCGCTGGTGACAGATCTCGCGTCATGGTCAGGAAAGGGGTACACAGCGACACTCGCTTGGATGAGAGGGGCAATAATTGGAGCATCGATTAATACTCAATTGTTTATGGCGACTATTAAAGCATCAACAGCATATCAATGGGCCGCATCAGTAGCCACAGCCGCTTGGGGGATGGTTACAACGGGCATTACTGCAACTTTAGGTACATTGCGAAATGTCATGGTAGGGGTTAATGCTGTAATGCTAGCTAATCCAATAGGCCTGATTGTTGCGGGTATCGTTTTAGCCATTGCTGCCGTGGGTGCTCTGGTTTATTACTGGGATGATCTCAAGGCCACTATGTCTGAGTGGGGCTGGGTTCAGTCTCTGGTTGATGTGTTCGAATCTGCTTGGAACGGTATCAAAACCATGGCCATCGATACCATTAACGGCATCATTGAAACCATTAACATGCTCCCAGGTGTTGAATTTGATGTGATCCCCAATGTGACCGGACTCGAACCGCAGCAATTGATCCCCGAGTTTATTCAGCAGAACAATCAGCAAACGGTACCGACTTGGATGCAGCAAACCGCCGCTAATGATGTAGCGAAAGCGGCCCCTATGAATGGCCCTTGGCTCAATGACTCAGCGATGAGTACCACGCCAGTTAATCAAGGCGGGCTTGCACCAGACAACAACATTACCCGCTTACCGGTTAGGTACCAGGAAAGTCAGCTTTCGTCGATGGTGCCCGAGTCACTGATGCAAACTGTTGATCTGCAACGTGGCCAGTTTCCTCCAGTGTCAACACCGCCGATGGTTCAGGCTGTGGAGATGCAACCAGGTCAATTGCCTGCAGTATCTACCACGCCGCTGACTCAGGCTATTGAGCTGCAACACGGCCAACTACCACCTGCTTCCCCTCCATCATTGATTCAAAATGTGGAGATGCAGCGCAATGCACTGTCACCTTACCAACCTGAGCAGGTAACCCCGCTGTCCGACATTAAGCCGGTGGCCAATGAGTCTATGGCTAATGCCATTAAGCCGCGCATTAACCAGCAGGCAGCAATGAGTGCCAAGGCTAACAGAGTCGCCAGCCAATCAAATACCAAGAGCCTGAGCTTTGGTGATGTGATTATTCATAACTCGAATAAGAATCTCAGCCTTGCCGAAATCGCCGATCAACAGGAGTTAATGACCGGATGACCACAGAAAAGTATAGCGACCTGTTAATTGTCGATGGTGCGTTGTCTCTCGATGTCGGGGCACAGCCAAATCTGACCAACACGCGCGCCAGTATTGCTCAAGATGTGAAGCACCTGCTGATGGAATCTGGCCTTGTGACTAAGTTATTAGCCCTGCGCAGTTCGACATTGCGCAGTGATGTGTATACCGAGATAGAGCTGCTTATCGAAACCGATACCCGCTTGATACCGGGCTCTATCGCGTTGGATATTCGCACTCCCGAGTTAATTGCCATTACCGCCACCACCTATGAATTTGGCCAACTGAGCACAGAGGTATCTTATGTCACGCCCGCAAGTTGATTTTGAAAAAGTATTAGCAAGTGAAGGAGTGCCGCTTACAGCTGAGGGCGTAACGGCATTGCTCAACGATGATGTGATGGCTGCAAACTCGATTATCAGTAATGACAGCGCCATGAGTCCATTTTGGAAACTCTTCTCGGCCTGTGTAGTGACGCCCGTGCTATGGCTGATTAAAACCTTGCTTGCCAATCATGTGTTACCCGCCATGTTTGCCGCCACGGCCACTGAATTCTATTTAGAGCTTAAGGCGTGGGATGTTGCCTTGGAGCGAAAGCTTGCCGTTAAAACGCAGGGTAATATCACTTTTACCAAAACCGATATTAATGCCGACATAGTGGTGAAGGCGGGCACTATCGTGCAAACCGATAACACCTTGGGGGCTATCTATAAGCTGTTGGTATTGGCCGATACCTTAATCCCAGCTGATACCCAAAGCACCGCCATCTTGTGTGAGGCCGACACAGCAGGGGCTGGACATAACATAGGGGCGGGCTATTACCACGTGTTGCCGCAAGTATTAGCGGGTATTGAGTTGGTGATCAATGTTGGCGACTGGATAACCCGCGCTGGTGCCAACAAAGAAACCGACGATGAGCTGGCCCTGCGCATACGTGATCAGTTCGGCAGTGTAGGCAACTATCACATCGATGCGGTATATCGTGCGGCTATCTCAACATTTGCGGGTATTCGCAGTGATTGGCTTTACTTCGAACATGAGGCACCGCGTGGACCCGGTACCGCAAACTGTCATGTGATGATGGATGTAGGCGAAACGCCGCAGGCCATGATTAACGATATTAACGATTACATCAGCACCCAAGGCAACCACGGTCATGGTGATGATCTTCGGGCGGTTGCCATCGCCGCCGCGCCAACGGATCTCGCTCTCGAATTTTGGCACGCTGCCAACCTGAGTGTCGATGAAATAGCGACACTGAAAGCCGACATTGAATCGCGTGTTCGCGCCGTATTTCGTGAATCTGACATGCATAGTGTATTAACCCGGACTAAGCCACGGAGTGTATTTGCCTTTTCAGTGCTGAATGGCGAGCTGCATAGAGAATTGCCGAACCTCAAGAGTGTGCGCTGGGCTAATAACGATATTGTGAGCGGCCTCGAACTACCACGAATTAACAGCCTGACCATCTCAAATCGCGGGGTGGCCTGATGACAGACAACATCCCGAAACTGCCTAAGTTCCCGCTGCCGTGGTGGATGGATGGCGAAACGCTGCCGACCACACCAGAACCACAAGAGCCCGCCATGCTGGGCAAGGGTATACAGTCATTCTGGCAACGGGTACGCGGCTGGTTTATCTGGCCACTGGCACAGAAAGACCCGTTAACCTGTTCACTGGATATGCTCACCTTGTTGGCATGGGAGCGCAGAATTACCCGCTTTAGAGACGAGCCCTTGTGGTTGTATCGCAAACGGGTGGCCTATGCCTTTATTAATGCTCAAGACGCAGGTAGCACTCAGGGCTTTATTAACATCATGAGTCGCCTCGGTGTGCCGGTACTGAGTATTGACGAACGCCAGATTGATCGGGATTGGGACATAGTATCGATTGAACTTGATGATACTCAGGTATCGAGCGCCGCCATGCTGGCCACCATTATTCAGGACTATGGCCGTACCTGCCGCCGCTATGAATATGTATCGAATAAGGCTGCATCGTTGCATCTGCCTGTGACCGAATGCAATAACGATTATCAAACATTAACAGCGAGGGCCAACTAATGGCACGTTTAACCACCATAGGCCAAAGCCTGATCTCTGCCGCTGTGGGTAGCGGCCCGAAACTGGATATCACTAAGTTTGTATTCGCCAATATACCGGGGCTTGACCACACCGCCCCCGAACCTGCAGATGAGCCCATGCCTGCACCTGAAAATGTGGTGTTTGAGCGTGCGCCAACGAAGGCGGGGATCATCGATGAAAACCGTGTCACCTACAGTCAGATGATGCTCACCGATATCGGTGACTTTGAGTTTAACTGGATTGGTCTAGTGCAGGGGGATGATTTAGTGATGTTCGCCTATGTGCCGCTAACTCAGAAGGTGAAAACCCAAGGTGCGACCTCGGGTAACACGTTAACCCGAAACTTAGTCATTGAGCATTTAAGCATTGCCAACGCCACACCTGTGGTGGTGTCAGCCGAAAGCTGGATGTATGACTATAGCGCCGAACTCGATGCATTGACATTGAGAATAGTCAATGTTGAGGATGCACTGCCGAACTACGCTGTGAAAACCACCGTTTATACAAAGACTGAGTCAGATGCGCGGTATCAGCCAAAAGGCAGTTATGCGGCTGCAAATCATAACCATAATGCCGCTAGTATCACTGCAGGGACACTACATAAAGACCGCTTGCCCAATGCGTCAACTGAGGCAAAAGGGGCGGTGAAGTTATCTAGTGATATCGGCTCAAGATTAACGACGCTTGCGGCGACACCTAGGGCCGTGAACGATGTTTACAACATTGCAAATAATGCCCTACCGAATAATCGTAGGAATATCGGCAATGCAACGTCTGTTAATTGGAAGAAGCATCAAAGCGTACTTTATGACTCTGGTGGCAGTTACACTTTTACAATCGACCCTGCCGGATTGAGTGCCGGTGATATTATCGAAGTTGAAAAAGCACATAAATCGGGGCGGATAACAATCAAAAATGTACGAGGACATATCTTGGTAGGTGTCATCGGTGATTATCAGCATTACTTGCCCGACGGCAAAACTGGTGTGCTGAAATTTAAGATACTTAATTCTACGACAGTAAGATTTTTAGGAGGTTACTAATGGAGGATTTAAGTCAATATATGGGGAGTGGGTCAGGTGTGGAAATCGTTAACCTTATAGGCGTCGGAATGGTGCCAAACCCAGGAAAGGCATATGAAAGAATATCTATATCTGCTGCTGAGTCAACGCACACTATAACCGCAGTATCTGGTCTACGCGTAATGGTGACTTTTCTGCAGACCTACTTATATGACAGGGTTTATCTAACAAAACTCACTGTTGATGGCCAAGTATGGCATAGCGGTAAAGCGGATATATCGAGTACAGCAAACAGTGGAGAGCATTACCAAAATAAGTTTGCAACACTGCTTCAATCCGGGATTTTGGTAGGCAAAGTGATAGAGATAAAATTGACTGCGAAAGATGATAGCCAGTCTATTTATTTAGGATGGAGTGACATTAAATGATATTCAAATATTTTGTTGCTGGTATTGAAGCTTCACTGAAGCCAATTGAAGTCGGCACGTCTTATCGAGAAGAACGCTGGATTAATGATGAGCTGGTCAGCACGCTTGAAACCATCGTTCCAGCCTTGGCCATTGAGCCCATTAATATAGTCGTTAGTGGAGTTTCTGGCTCCTTAATGCATGCCAGCAATTTTAGTAAAATAACCTGCTTAGAGATGGATAATCTCTTGGTGTCAGGGACTCTGAATATTCCAGATAGAACTTTTGCAATGCCGCTTCGACGTGATGATGGTCGCCTGATATTATTCCCTGTTAATGTCTTCAATGGTGCTTTTGAAGCGGTGTTGAATTTCCCTACATCGGGTCAGTATCGTTATACCGATGAGGAAGCCAATATAGACCTGCCCGAAGGTACCTTTACCATCGCGCCGATTAAGATTGATGTGCTGCGTAAGGTTCTTTAGGAGTTATTGCCATGAGCCAGGTTGCGTTAGATGGTGAACTCATCAACTTAAAAAGCTGCAAGGTCGAGCTGTCGATGCAACTGGCCGAGCAGGATATGTCCGGTCAAACCTCAAGCACGGCGAGCAGTGAACAAGGGGATAAAGCCAAAGAGCTGAAAGTAACCGGCTTAATCCCGTTTACTGACAAAGCGCAGTTATCCCGCCTGTTTGAGTTGGCCATTGCTAAAGATGAAACGGGTAATCGTTTGGTAAGGCGTATCGGCTCAGATTTGGCGCGCGCGGTTAAAATCAGGCAGGTGAAGTTTTTCGGCCAAATCACAGCGCCTGCTCACCCCACACTGATGGCGTGGAATGTGAGTTTTCATCTGCGTGAGCACCTGAGTATTCCGGAGGTGGCAGAGCAGCGCCAACCACAAAACGATGCCAGCACCGGGCAGGGCACAGAGCAAACCGCGAGCGTGATCCCCACGGCTGCTATTACCGAGGCACCGCCGAAAGTTGAAGTGTCATCGATGGAAAAGGTTTTAATGGCAATTGAGAATACCATAGGTGATCCCGTATGAAATTGAGCAAACGCTTAACGGTCGGCACCGAGGCTTTAGCGGTAACGGATCACCACCTGGTGCTTGAACTGTCATCGGCTGGCCGTGGTGTATTTGAGGTTGAAGGCGATGTTGAACGTGGCCAAATCGTTGCATTCGATATTGGTTACAACAATGCGCTGAAACGCTATTTCAGTGGCTATATCACCAAGGTAACGCCGAGCAGCATGGGCATGAATCGTATTGTGGTGCGGGAGCTGTCCAGCGTATTAGCCGAGCATTGCCCGATTAATATTCGCCACGCAACATTCCGCCAGGTGATCACCCGGTTAGCCGAAGACACAGGCCTGAGCTTTGTGATCCCCGATGATGCCATTTATCTCGATATCAAGGTGCCTAACTTTACCAGCCAGGGCACCGGTTATCAGTTGCTTGCCAGTTTGGGCGGTGTGTTTGGTATTGATGATTGCATCTGGTATCAGCAACCTGATGGTCAAATCTTCGTTGGCAGTTATCAAGATAGCCGCTGGCCCTCAAGGCCATTAGATATTAACCAAGGGTTTAGCAAAAAGCAGTTTGGTAACAGTTGGCAGTTAATGGCGATGCCTGCCATGCGTCCGGGTGCCATGGTGAATGGTCATCGAGTTAAGCAGGTAGAGCTTGCAGACGACACCATGACAATCACCTGGACAGCCACCAAAGCCGATGAACGCAGCGAAAAGCGCCGCATCACCAATATATTTCCCGAGCTGTCGGCTGATTATCATCTACCAGTTTGGGGCAAAGTGGTTGCACTGCCAGAATTACCTGCAATTGAGGGCGAACGCGGCAGCGATCCATTCTATCCGCGCTATGCCGTTGATGTGCAGCTGCTCGATGAAGACGGCAACGAAACGAAATCCCCCGCACTGGAAGCGGTACCATTACCACTGCCAGGTGCAGGAGATAAAGCCGGTCGATTAGAGCCCCCGGCTATTGGTTCAACTGTTGAAATAGGGTTTGCTTACGGCAGGCCGGATAAACCATTCATTCGTTGTGTGCTGCCATTTGGTTGGGATCTTCCCGCCATCAAAGAGGGCGAAACCCGTAATCAGGTACGTGAAGGCGTTTATCAGTTATTCGATGATGAGGGCAATCTCATCACCGAAACAGATAAAGACATTCGTACCACTATCGGCCAAATGCATAAGCTACTGGTTAAGCAGTCGCAAGAGCTCAAAGTGCTACAAGACCAGCTAACAGAGGTTGAGGGCAAGATGACAATGACAATAACCAAAGACCTGAACATCAAGGCCAAGAACATCACAGAAGATGCCGACACCATTAAACTGAATGGTGGTGCTGCCGTGGTCACTTGTGCCCACATCTGCCACTTTACGGGTGGCCCTCATGGTGATGGTTCATCAACAGTCACAGCAGGTAAGTAGATATGGCACTGAATAAAGCATCACTGAAAGGCAAGATAGTCAGCAACCTGCAAGCGCAGGGCTTTACCACCAATGGTGAACATGCCTTTGCTGCCAAGATGGCCGAAGCTATAGCCAACGCCGTCATCGATGAGATAACAAGTAACGGTGAAGCGGTTGTAGTTGGTGGAAGTTCAGGTGGTAGCCACAAAATAAGATAGAAGGAATCCCAGCCATAGCCTAGCCCTGAACACTCAGGGCTTTTTAATGTCAGCAGTAAAGCCAACCCTAATTATATTCTCTGACCAAATACTTGGGCGCGGGTTCGGTTCCTGTCTTGGGGCTCGAACCCGCGCCCGAGAAAACCACAACCCATTACACTAATCACAGCCACGTAATTCACCCCACAGAATTCTTCCGTCACGGAATCCGCACTCTTCCTCACCCTCCTGCGGGCTTTTTATCATTAATTTTTTGCAGTTTTCTAATACTACAGTTCATAGCGCCAGCCCGCGCCGTTGTAAGGGCTTTGCAGGGGATCGCAGATCTGAAAGGATCGAAGTTTATTTCAGTATTTTTCAGTTCTGCATGGTGTGTTTGTGTGTGGTTGTTAGTCTAGACCCTGTATGAATAGGGGGCTTGGTCTCGATTACGTGGCCTTTATACTTCTAAGTGATTGTTGGTTAAAAATGAATAAGCCTGCAAGAACAGAAAGTTAACGTGAATTGAAACTGAAAAGAGGAGAACCAGCAATAGGGGATAAATTCCATTGTCTAACTCACTTTTGTATAGAAATGAGTTGAAGCAGATGCTACCTCATGAGATTTGGAATAGAGCAAAGTATGACAATCGAATATGGGGTAATGCCTCAATCGTGGTCAACAAGAGTTTGCTAAATGTAGAGGAACGAAAACACCAAGTTTTTTGTCCTTATTCTTTAGCTTATCACGTACCAGATACTATTTTTTCGGCAGCTTTATCAGCCACTTCACGAGGCGTGTAAATTTCAAAACCTATCACTAATACCGCCAACAAGAAACAAGTAATAATAGTTGTTGCACCAGCATTCTTAAACTTCAACTGGGCAGCCATAACAGCCAAACCAGAGCTAGTAATACCGAGCAAAAGTAATAGTGTTGATAATTTAGCATTAATATCAAAATAAACATTACTAGTGACAGCGCCTAGAGCAAGCAATACCGCAATAAAAAAGCCTATTAACGTTAGATCCCACTGCTTATTATCTGGTGCTTCAGATTTCCCTGAAGATACTTCAACATTAAAAAGAGAACTGTCGAATCCATTGTTTTGAGTATAATCTTGAATAACTCGAATGGAGTCAGCAAGTCTGTGAATACCATCTACATCTGTATCTTTAAGAGGCATAATTATTTCGCCCCTTGTGAAGATGTTACGACACGCGAAACGTCTTTATCAATAGCCGTTCCAGACCACTCTTCGTTGATATCGTTGCTTTTAATTACGATAACTCTGTTATTTTCTAAAAAAAGATTTGTCCCCTCAAACTGAATATTGTCAGGAGTAAAGCCAATCATGCTTTGTGTAATACCTATAAAAGCATGACTTACCGATTTTTGAGTTGGAGCGAACTCGACAGTTTCTTCAATGTTGGTACCTAAGAAAAACTCGAAAACAGCACCTTCTCCTTCAACAGGATGGACAACAGTTTTAATATTTATATTTTTAGATAAAAATGTAGCTATTTTGCGGCTAAATAGCTCAACGTACTTATTTAATTTAGATGTTTTTATCATTTTCAACTCTATTTCGTCGCCAAATGCAGGCTCAATTTTATATGGGACATATCACTTAATTAGTGTGGATTCTGATAAACACTCAGCAGAACGTCACCAATCTAATTGCAAAATACAGCTTATCCGCAATGATTTTAGTAACTTATTAGTAAGATTTCTGTGACGCAATGACCATTTTGTCTGGAGAAAGCGAGAATCCTTATGTTTAGATACCGAGAAGTAAGGTGTGTATTCAGCTAAAATTGAGTTATAACTAGTCAGTTTGGCCTTCGGAATGATTAATTAACAAATTTAAGGCTGATACAGTCGAACAGAAAGTGCATAATTTTTATTAGTTGGCGAGCTAGCAGGTTTTTGAGGGCTATTATCCTGGTATTGGCAGGACTTTCTTTCGCTGTCGCCATTTTGCCGCCATTCAGATGTGACAAAGGGTTAGCCTTTCGGCTAACCCTTTGTTTTAATTGGTGGAGGCGGCGGGGCTCGAACCCGCGTCCAAAAAGCCTACATCCAAGGCGCTACATGCTTAGTCTCTCTTTTGGTTAACCAAGTACACTCCGAAAGACA